TCCTGTAAAACTGTAAACGCCATCGGCATCCGCTGCAACAAAAGTTGCAGTTTTTGGTGTTCCGTTGGATTCGTAAAGTTTCACATCGGCAGTTGCAAGGTTTTTAATCAAAGCTCCCGAACATCCTGATTGTGCCTTGAACTCAATCAAGGTTGCACTTGCACTTTCCTGAATGAAAGTAACATCATGAACGCCTTCAACTTCGCTCAGGTCAAAACCTGCAACCAAAATATCATGGCCTTCTTTTCTGTACTTAATTCCAACAATGGTATTGGCAACATCGTCATCCGTTGCCTCGTTTCTGATTCCAACAATGAAATTTGAAATCGCTTCACCTTTTACGGCTCCACCAGTTTGAACATCACAAGTGAATTCATCCTCAGCCGAAATTCTGAAAATACGTGTGTATTCAGATGTTTCATAAGATTTCACCGCCTCATGTGTGCAGATTGCCAAATCCATTCTATAATTTGAACCTGGAACGGCAGCTTTCAATGTGTAATCACGGTAACGCCCATTTTTAATAACGGCATCTGTGTTGTTTGCTGTAATAGCCTCCACGTATGGAAAGATCACAACATCTTTATTTTCTATTGCAGTACGCCATGCAGCACTTGTTTTTGATGCAGCAACGGATGCAAATGAAAACGTTTCACGAGCAAGGGCAAAAGTTTTAACAGGTGCTTCAAGGCACTGTAACTTTCCTCCTACGTTTAAGACGGGGTTATTCTCCCCGCCACATACTTCGTTTATCATCTTTTTAGATTTTTAACAGTTAATATTATAATTTAATTTTCCGCTCAGTTTTATAAAAAGGATCTTTATATCGGTAAGGGGTGTATCGAAATCCTCAAGAGCTTTTATTCCCCTTGTAATTGTGTTGATCTTTAATGATGTTGGTTTTAGGATTTTCATAATGTTTGCCAAAACCTCTTCATCATTTCTTTGCAATGAATCGGTGATTGCGTTAACATCCAATTGAAAGATTAGATTTACATTACTTGAAATATCGGTGGTGTTGTAATTGCTTACCGGTTCAACATAAAAGAAAAAATTCCCTTTGGAATTTCCCTTGTCATTGTAAAAAACCTCATCATAATCAGTTCCTTTTTTAAAATGTGCCGGAACAAACCTGCCATCAACATAAATCCTGTAAACCCTTCCAAAACCATCAATATTTGAATAACCCAATTTATTGTAAAGACTTTCCTGAATTTTTTGGATTGCCTTGTCAATGCCAACTGGATTTGTTTTCAAATTGTTTGCCATCACCAAACCTTTTTAGCTGTTACAATTACTTTATGTGGAAATATAATCAACCTGGCACGTTTTGCAGCCTGATGCAGTTTCCTGCTCAATCCCTGCGAAATTACATGGCCACCATCATTTTTCAATCCTTCCAATTCAATCTTCAATTGCTGATAACTGAAACTTATATTTCTGGAATCTTCATTCAATCGTTTTGAAGTAACCATTAGTTCAATTGCAGCCATTGCCAATGAATATCCAATTACATCATCAAATAATGCAATCTTTTCAGTAATTGTTTCATCATAATCAAATGAATCAATATAATCTGAGCTTTGATGCAAAACAGTTGTTAATGCGTTTGCAACTGCATCAATGCGAAGTTGATCAAGAATTTCCTCAAAATCAGCTTTCGGCATGTCAACCGTTGGAACGGTGAAATAAAGGTTTGGAATTATCACCAATTTATGAAAATATGAAAACGTTCTTTGTGATGTTCCAATTTTCAGTGCATCATCAATATCAATTGAAATGCCTTCATCAGATCCAAATCCAATCCTTTGTTTTAACAACTGTTTTACTTCATTGCTATACATAAACTCTCTTTTTATGCTACACGGTTGCCGTGATTGTAACGGTATCACTTGCAACTGTTCCGGCTGAATCTGTTACAGTTAATTTGAATACAAATACACCTGTTTCAAGTCCGTTAACGGTTGTTTCAAGTTCAGTTGCATCATCAAAGGTTTGTGTTCCAGGTCCTGAAACTTTACTCCAAACAGTTGATGCAATTGTTTTATCACCTGCTGCTGTTGCAGTTCCTAAAAGTGCTTTTGTCGCACTGCTGGCTGTATCATCATCACCTGCATCAACAACCGGAATTTCCAAAATGGCTTTCAATTTGGTTTCCTGGTTATTAGATAGGCTGTTAACCAATAGGATCAATTCAACATCAGTCATTTCAGTTGATGCACCTTTTTTGCTTACTGAATTGATTGCATTTACAAGATTCACAACTAATACTGAAGTATCATCATAAATGGTGATTGTTGTGTTTCCTTCAGTTTGGCCTTCAGTGGTTTGTGCCTCTTCACTGTTCATAATATAGATTGAATCTACATCATTGATAACAGGAACGGCCAACGCTTGTGAACTGGTCCATTCTCGCAATGGATTAACATTGTGGTATTTTGAAACAAGAATGAAATCATCGGCAATGGTATAATCAACATGTTTTGCAGGGTGATTCATTTCTGCCAATTTACCCCATGTTAGATCACCAACAATATCATTTGTTATGAAAACAACAACACCGGATGCCCATGGCGTTTTAACGATCTCTTTTCCGTTTTTCTCAAAACGAACAGAACGATCAACTATTTCAATAACAAATCCATAGTTATCACGCAAAACTTCATTCAATGCAGAAACTGATGGTGTTGAAATATTTGAACCGGCAAAACCTTTGCCCATTGCAAACAATTCTTTAACCTCAGCTTTTGATTTCATATTGTTCCACGCTTTCCGGTCCATCATCAATTTTGTGATCGTGTTACCATCCAAACGTGCTTTTTCCAATACGTTTTCAATGTCCGTTAAAGGCTTTGCATCTGCATCACTCCAAACAGTACCAACACCAAATTTGTTATCGTCTGAATGTTGAAAATCCAAACGGATTGCAATTCCTGTGTTGTGTTCATCAGGAACTAAACAGTAACCTGTTGAAAGGGCCTCCAAAAACTGATATTCCAATTGTTCTGAAACACCAACAACAACACGTTTGGCATCTTCAAACAATTTCTGAATGATCGTTTTTTTGTTTGAATCACCTGTATTTGTTGCAGCCAAAATATCCAGTTCTGAAAGTGTTCTTTCATTAAGATATAACGCCATTCCAATTTTCGGAATATCACCTTCAGCCGTTGCAATACTTGGCCTGCTTTTAAGAGGCAAAGAAGAATCCATTGCAACAACATCTGCTGCAACTGCTTTTCCTTTTGAACTTAAAGATCCCCACTTTAAAGTGGTGGAATAATTTTTTCTTAACATCGTTTTGTAACGATATGTAAGCGGATTCTTATCACCATTAACCGTTTCCACAATTTTTGATACAATGGGTGCAAAATATTTATCAACCCATTGTGCAAATAGACTTTTTTCCATGATAGTTTTTTTTAGTCTTTATTAAACCTGATTAATGGCAATGCAGTGATTGCACCTGCCGGAACTGTTGGCAACCCATGTGCATTAATGGCTGCTTCATTGTTCATCCTTCCACGCACCATAATTGATGCAAAAGGTTTTGTTTTTAGCACTGAGGCTATCAGAACACCCTTGTAAGTGTGTCCTCCTGGTAATGCTTCATAAGCATTATCCACAATCTTCAATGGCTTTAAATCGCCTGATGATGTTTCTTCAACAATCACCCTTCCTGCTTTCAAAACTTCTTCTGTTACTCCTGTAACATCCAAAGATCTTCCACCTGGAATATCTTCCAACACATGCGGAATCACAACGTGATCTTGTGATGTGTCAACTGAAGAACTACTGCCAATATTTATTGGATCCATTCGTTTTTTAATTTTAAATTAAACTTTATTTTACATATTACCAACAATATCTGTAAGCTCTTCATCAGAAACTTTGGATGCTGATGTATTTGCAGGTGGTGTTCCGGCAACGCTTTCAGAATCTGCCAATGATTGAACAAACTCTTCATTTTCTTCCTCCAATTCTGCAATCTGATCTTCAATTGTTAAATCTTCATTGTCAAGTTCCAACGTTTTCAAAAATCTTTGTTGAACCTTTTCAGGAAGTTTCTTCAATATATCGGATTTTGCAAAAAGTGATTTTGCATTTTCCATTTTGTTTTCAATAACCTTTCCAGTTTTGATTGAATTCAATTCTGTTGAAACGGAATCAAGTTTTTGAAATAATCCTTTGGCCCAAACAGGCATTTCATCAGGTTTTTTTGAACCTGGCTTTGGATCTTCCTCTTCCTCTTCCTCTTCTTCATCACCTGGATTGCCTCCTGGCTTTTTTTCATTCAATTTTTTGGTTAACGTTCTGATGGTATCATCAGATTTTGCAATTTCTTCAAAATTAAAAACTGCATTGTGGTCATTGATAACTGCATCAATTGCATCATCATCGGCATCATCAGCCGGAATTTTCGCAAGTGCAACCGTCAAAACGTTCATCCTTGCTTTAGATAAGTTTTTCGCCTTTGGAAACAATTCCATAAGTCGTTCCTTAATCTTTTTGGGTTTTACCGCCATTTTTTTAATGATTTTGTTGTTAATATTGGAACAAATATATAAATTATATTTATTGAAATATATTGTGAAATACAAAAAAACTATTTAAGATATTTTAATACAAAAAAAATGCACCCGGTTTGGATGCATTTTATATCAGAATTAATTGGGAATATTTGGTTTTTATTGTTTGTTGTTTAGTGCGGTTATTAAATCAATTTTTAAAATATTTAATTCGGTTTGCGTTGGAATTTCCCTTGTATCTAAAAGTTGAAAAGCTATTTTCAATAAGCCTTCAAACTCCTTAATCCTTTCATTCATTTGCTTTGGGGATAGTCCTGTTTCGTTTGCTACGTTGAAGGCTTCGCATATTAAATTAGCGTTTTCTCTTGTTTCAAATTCTTTATCGTTTGAAGAAACGTACCAAACAGAACAAATATTCCAACCATCAATATCTATTGAAAATACTCCATTACCATTTTCATTATTTCCGTGAACAATGTGGCACTTTCCTTTTGTAATATCTTTTGTTTCCATAGTCTTTTACAGTTTTATGTTTGAATTATACGCACTTGGTCTATCGCTCTTATAAAATTCTCCATTACATTTTTCTACATTATGAATTATTATCTTACCTATAAATGGATCATAAATTTGGCAACCACATTTTTTGCATTTTACTTCTTCTGTTTTCATAGTGTTAAGAGTTAAATATTCTTTGATTTTTAGGAGTTCTGTTAACTCGATAAACCCATTCTAAAGTAACGGTTAAAACTTCTTCAATGGATTCATAACCGCCTGTACTGTGTAAATCTACGTGGTCTTTTGATATAAATACATTGTTGTTGTCCTCTCCCCAAAATTGAAATGAGAAATCATATTTTTCACTCCATTTTTCAATTTCTGTCATTAGCTTTTCCATAGTGCTTTATAGTTGTTTAAGGGTTAAATACCACTGTTGTTTTTTCTTTTCTTTATTTGGAGTAAAAATATTTCGTACATAATCATTTATAGTTTAAGTTAATTAAAGGTTGTTTATTGATTGCTAATAGATAGTTTGTTTACTGCATTTGCTACAAAAATGAATATTTCCAGTCGGGAAGTAAGGAATATCGCAATTACAAATATTATCTTCTTTCTTCTCTACAAGTTCCTTAGCTTTAATTTCGTGTGGTTTCATAATTATAATTTTTTAAAGGTTAAACGTTTTATAACAGTCGCTAAAAAGACATTAAAACGTCTTTAAGCTTGGTGTTGCCCCGCATAACCTCAACAATGGACAGTGCTGAACTCGCTCACTCGCTGACATCACTGCCCATTGTCTTCGGATACGAGAAATAAACACCGTTGCACTATGTTTTCCTATTTCTCTAATGCGGGGCAACGTCTGGGGGATACTTTTTTAAAAAGGGCGGTTTCACTTAATTCTTCAGCGATATTAATTTTTGGTTGTATGCAACTGCATACTTGTCAAAAAAATCCTTTTTTTCTTCACTTGTACATAATTTCAAACCAACATCAATAAATGCACGTTCAATTGTCATATATCCTTCAATCTGCTTTTCGTGAAATAATCCTACTGCGGCATAAATTGCGCTATAACCTGACATAGATTTATAAAAAGCATCGCATTTATCAATTCTCATTTCAGATGCCATACCTTTGTAATTTCCTTTCCATACCAATAAAAACCTATCCTTTGAATAATAATCACCGTTATTATCATTAAATAATTCATCTGGGTTACCTTTGTCTAAAATTTCACGAATTTTAATAAGCGCTTCTTTTCTTGACTCCTTAATCTGTTGATTTGTGTATTTCATAATACTTAGTTTTTAATTCGTTAATTAGTTTTGTAACCGGTTACGCCGTGGCAACACGGTATATATTTCAATGCTTGGGCATTGACGCCCTTTTAAAAAATTTGCTGCTTAAAGTAGCTACTCTTGTATCAAAAAAGATACAACCGCTACACGCATCAAAACATATCCCCCAGACGTTATAAACCATCAAAGGTTATCAATCAACTTTTTCAATTTCAGTGATTTCCTCAAAATCATCAGATCCAATTGAAAATGATGCAATGGCCTGATGTGTTTTTTCGGTTCCGGTATAACCATCCATAAACCAATTTTCAGAATGTTCAATTTTTTCTGAAAGATCAACCTTTTCAAATACAACTTCAACACCATCAATTTCCATTGTTACTGAATTTGAATCAGCACTTTTGAAAACTGGTTGCCATCCTGGATGAACATCTTTGATGTTGGTTCCCTGAGCTGTATATTTCTGAAAGTTTTCCCAATCGTTATTGCAGTTGTAAACCACAAAAAAAAATTCTTTTGAACCTTCAGGAATTGTTTTCACCATTCCGTTTTGTGGCGGTTGTTGTGAGCTTTTGAAATGCTTTGGTTTATAGTGAACCTTTTCACCAACTTTCAGTTCTGAATTGCTTTTAATTGGCGCCATCATTATCTGTTTATTGCGTTCATACTTCCTTTGGCACCTCTAAATTTTATCACCAAAATTGGGATGATGATAACGGCCAATAATGCCAATACTGCGTAAATTTCTGAATTTTCCATTTGTGTTTGTTTTAAATTAATCGTTTGTTTGAAGTACAAATATATGAAACATATTTGTAACAATCAAAGAATATTTAAAATATTTTTAAATAATCTCCGAGCCAAGACGTAAAAAAGCCTGAAACATTATATCTCAGGCTGATTCAGATACGCAATTTATTTTTTTATTCTGTTGCAGGTGGTGTTGGTGGAACATTAACAGGTGGATCTGAAGGATCATTTCCAGGTGCAACCGGCCCTGATGCCTTACTTTCCAATTCAATCTGTTCAATTTCATCTTCATAGTCATCCGCTTTATTCCAAACCTCAACCGCTTTTTTCCTGCTCATAAACTTACCTTCAACGGCCTTTGATAATGTTTCAACGGAATCTTTCAGATCATCAGGAATGATTGAATTGAACTGAACATTGAAAAATGTTTTATCAGCGAGCTTTGCCAATCCAGTTGCAATTGTGGTGATGGTTCCTGAAATCAAAACATTGTTGATCCTTTCAATGATGGTTTTGTTTTCGCCTTCATTCATTTTGGCCTTCAGCATTGCATCCAGGAACATAATTTTTAGGGCAACACCGGAAACGTTTCCAAGTCCTTTAATGTTATCAAATGAAATATCAGGTGTTGATGTCATTGAATAGATATATTTTTCCAATCGGTCCTGTTCCAATTTCACTGCCTCAGGTGCCTGATCATAAGTAAGGAAATCAACATCACCATGTTCCATCTTTTCCGTTTCTTCATTGTACTTTAACGGCAAAACAAACGCCTTTCCTTCATCATCCTTTTCCGGTGCGCCTTGAACATCACCAATCAATTTCAATATTGGATGGCCTGTGTAATCGTTTGCATCACCGGCCTTTGATATGGAAACCTCCAACCTATCAATCATTTCCTGTACTTCAAACCATTCCGGTTTCTTTTGGCTCAGGTAAACAACTGGAATATTTTTGAAACCGTGCTTTTCCTTTTTCACAAAACCAAAAGATCCTGCTGATGTTGGCCCTATGAAATAAATATATTGATCATCATAAACCCAAATATGTTTTTCATCATTATCACCGTTTTTTATTGTGAACTCCCAAACAAACGCCTTCATATCACCATAGGCATCAAAATATGGGTACATCAGGCCGTTTTCATTTTTCAACAATCTAACCTTCAATTCACGTGTTTTATTTAAACCTAACACTTTTGAAAATGTGTTATCAGAATCAATTGTTTTGATATAAAAGGAAATAGCACATTGAAGTTCTGATTTTTGAAGGGTTTTTGCCTGTTGCAAAACGTGATCAATCCGGTTGACTTTCCACAATCTTAAAATTTCATCTGATAATGCGTTTCTTTCCTCAGGAATGATTGATGGTGCTTCACCAACTTCAAATGCTGTTGCAGTTCTTACAATCTTATTTTGAAAAGGTATTGAAATACGGACCTTTTTAACAACTTTTTGTTTGGATGCATCTTCACCAATGATTTTATCTTTTTGGATGTTTCCAACTTGTGTTGTTCTGCCTACTCTTTCAACTTCATTGAACTCCTTCATCAACAGATCAATTTCTGCTTTATCCAATGCAAATGCCTTTAGTTTGTCAATAGCTGCATTTGGGTTTGTTTGAAGTAACTGAATTATTTCATCCATAATTGTTTTTATTTATAGCAATGTAAATAAATATAGCACAAAACTATAAATTAAAATTGAAAGTATTGCAAAAAAGAAAATCCCCTTTTGAAAAGAGGATTTTTTTAATTATGGAATGTGTTTTTATTTTATCAGTTCACGGATCTTATCAATGCCAAATTTATTAATTGCATCTTGCAATGATGGTGGATAAACTGATTGTTGTTTTTCGGCAAAAACACCATCTTTAAAAATAACAAAATTAGTATCTAAAAGTTTTATAATGCTTTTTTCTTGTGAAAAATCAAAATAAAAAGATGATTTAAAATTGAAATACTTTCCAGTTTCAACGCATTTCAATAAATCACCATCATTATATTTTTCTAAAATGTAAACTTGGAATTTAATATAACATTCATTGTTTAATGCATATCTGTTCCTTTCATTAAAGTTTGGATTTAGTTCACCTGAATCTTTCATGTAATAATTTCCTTTTGAATCAAAACCATATCTGATTCCATCGGAACCAAAGAACGCAAGCCATAAGGGAAATTTATCATCTTTAATCCATCGGTTGAAATTCAATTTTTGTTTCCTCAGCTCAGGAATTTCTTTTTCCATCAGATCACCAAGATATGATTCACCCAACACTTTGTGGATCTTCTTTGCAAGTTTTTTGCTAATTGTTACTTTTTTCATTTTTGTTTGTTTTAATTAAAAGCGTTGTTTGTTAATGTTAGATTGAAGGGTATTAATGATTCTATTGTTTTGTTTGGTATTGTTATTGGAATTAAAAAATGAGTATCACTTTCTTTATGTACGATGCAATCTTTATTTCCGTTTCTTTGGCAACTTTCAAACCCATCAAACAAAACCCTATCTTTTGCTTTGTGCCAAACAGCAGAATGAAAAGCATCTTTATGCGCTTGTTCCTCGATTAGATTTGAGTCATTAATTATTGGTTTTTCCAAAACATTACCATCTTCATCACAAGGGATAAACATTCCAAGTTTCAGGGGAGTGCAAAGGAATTGGGCATAAAGTTCAATTTTAGCGAAATCAACGAAAACACTATCATCCCAAATATTATCACTGTTATAACCTTTGCTTATTTCAAGCACAAATTGCACCATTGAGATTAGTGTTTTCATTGTTTGTTTAATTTAAGTTCTTCGTTTGTTAAAGAGTGAAATAGGTTTTGGAGTTGGTGGACTGTTTCAATTCTATCAGGTGTTATAATCTTTGCATCTAGCCAAAAATCTTCCTTAAAACAATCTTTAGTTATCTCAAATTCATTTAGCACATAAATTGAATTATCATCTTCATCATCAAATTTCAATTCAAACCCAAAATCCAATAACCATTGTTCGGTTAAGGGAATGGGTTTAATGGAAGCAAATTCAAAATAAACATAACTTGCAGTATCATCTTCGTTATACATATCAGTAAGACCTAATACAGAAGAATCAATTTCAACCACTTGGTAGTTATCATTTACTAAATTTCCATATCGGAATTCGTTTGCTTGTAGTGTTTTCATAATTTATCGTTTGTTTGTTACGCAAATATATTACATAAATTTGTAATAATTATACTTTTAAATGAAATTCTTTTAAACTTTTTGCAGATTAATTTGTAAAACTTAGTAATTAACACCCATTGAACGAACACTTTTTTCTGTTTTCATTTCCATTTGTGGCCTGTTGAATTCAATATGGCAGTATCTTACCGCATCAAAACAATTGTGAACCAGTATTTCATTTGCCAAAAATTCGTGCTTATCTTCAATAGTCAAATCATAAACATCTTGAACGCTTGACTTCAGAACTGTGTTTGTTTGTACATTCCTTAGAACAGGTTTTTGACTTTGAATATTTATTAACCTCAAACTGATTCCCACAAATGATGCAGTTCCTATGTTCATTATCAAGTCCTTTGTTCCTACGGTATTGTGATTTACAAGAGTTAGAACAGAATTTTTGTGCATTTGTTTTTGCGGTAAACTCTGAATTGCAAACCTCACAATTTCTTTCACCGAATGTTTCATTTCCAAAATTGTTCCTTTTAGCGTGTTCGCTATGCCATTTAATTCCTTCATCTGATGCGTGCCATTCCTTTGTTTTTGGCCTGATTTTGTCCAAATGTTTTCTGACTTTATCTTTATTTTCTGAACAATATGCTTTTTTATGTTCGCTAAGATGTTGAAATTCAGTAAGCAAAATAAGATTATCAATGCTATTATTGTGCGGATTATCGTCTTTGTGATGAATGTGAAATCCCTTTGGTATTTTTCCGTTGTGAAACTGCCATACAACTCGGTGAAGTCGTTTCCCTCCTCGTGAAAAATACCTTTCTCCCTTGTAAAGATAGTACTGCTTGCCATTAAACTCTTGGGTGTCCAAATGCAATCCCCTTTTTTTATCTGTGATATTTCTTTCCATCCTAATAGCGTTTTAACTTTGTGTTCGCTTGTTGAAGATACATAATAGTTACCAATGCCACAAGATATTTTATAGTCGTTTGTTTCAGCATCTTTGCGACTTAGGAATGAATTTATTACTTTATGTTCACCAAATGAATTAATAATAATATCCCCCACCACAACATCAACTATCATTTTATTTCCTTTAGTTGTCAAAACCATAGTATCAGCAGAAAAACAGTGATTGTATTTATCCTCAGGCTGATTTATTTGAATTCCGGCAACCTTTTTGAATTTATAGTTTTCCTGTTCAGTTTTTACCTTTTGCCATAAATGGTTCTTAACACAATGAAGTTTCTTCTTTTTCATTGATGTTAACCAATACATCACTGATTTTGTTTTCTTCACCTTCTTTGCCCTCCAGTTCTTTTTCCTGAGGCCTTTCACCATTTCAATCACCCCTTTATGCTCAGAAACAAAACGATCTGATGAATCACAAATTATTGGCAGTGCCTTTTCAATTCCAAGTTCCGTATAAAGTTCATCCAGTGCATCATCAGTTTCAACAGGATTATAACACAACAGTTCAAAATAAATATTGTTTTCATCTTCAGCATATCGAACCAGTGCATTAGGATCAACAGAAAAACCAAAATCATTGCCATAAAAATATCCCATATCTTCAGGAAATTCATCAATCCAATGGATCCTATCAATAATAACGCCTTCCATTGAACCACGTAATCCCAAACCGTAAACCCTCCAAAAATATTCATCAGCGGTTTCCAAATTATCCAGGTTTGGCGGTGGTTGATTGTTTGAATCAATAGGTGATCCATTATACATCAATTCACCCTCAGGTGTTACATAATAGGAACCAGTTTGCCAGGGTTCTTTGATGGTGATTTCCTTCTTTTCGTTTGGTGAAATAAATGGATTATCCTGGAAAGTAGTACGAAGAAAACCAACATCTTTCCTGCCAACAACACGATCAAAAAACCAATGTGAACTGAATGATGGATTGTAATCTGCCCACCAAAATTTTCTGCATCGTATTGCTGCGTGATTAAATATCCCTTCCGGAATATGCATGATTTCATTAAAAAATACATAATCAGCACCGGCACCGTGATTTTTTCCAAGTTTATCACATCCCTTAAAACTGATCACATTTCCACCAATGCGAAACGATTTTACAACCTCAGCATTTTCAAATTTGTTTGGAATTCCAAAATCATCCAAGCGCCTTCTGAAATCTTCATATAAAGTATCTTTGAATTCTGCAAATGTCGCCCTATAAATATTGATTTTACAATTTGTTTCAACTCTTGTGCATAACCAAATAATGAAATCAACACCGGACCAGGTTTTTCCACTTCTTGTTGAACCTTCCAATGCAACGCCTTTTTTCCCTGCAATCAGTTCATCATTGGCGTTCCATTTCTGATCCTGGAAACACTGCTTTAAATATTTGAAGTTTGGATTTGCATCAGGTCCTGGATTGATCAGGCCATCATAAAGCATATCAATTTCCTCCAGTCGCAAAAGCTCTTCCAGTTCCTTCAGTTCCTGATCACTGATTTCATCTGATGCTATCATTGGCAAATCATTAATTGATCCTTTTCTGATGAAAGTTCAAAAGAATGTGCCGTATAAAGTGATTCAGCGCAAACAATATCATAAAGAATATCCTTTGCCCTGATAACGATTTGAACCACCATCCTTTGGTACTGGTTTGGATCTGTTTTCAAATATACAGTTTGCCCAATTTCAAATTCATTGTTGATTGTCATTGGGTTTTGTTTAAGGTTTTATCAATCTTTTCCTGATATTCTTTGATTTTGGCCCTGCGTTCCTGTGGTGAAAGATCTGAAATAGGAATGGCCTTTTGATAATTGTGTTCACCAAAGAAACCAATGTGTTTTGCAATCATTTCTGATGCCTGTTTTTTGTTCACAAATGAAAGTTTCACCATTTGAGTAGTAACGGCATCTTTTCCGGTTCCGGTTGTTGTGGATGTAATTGTAAAACCCTGAACCAAACGCCTTAATTCAATTGGCATCTTTTTAACGTCCTCAGGTGTTAGATTTATGAATTCGGTAGTATCACTATACGCCCATCTTTTAAGCTCAGCCAACAGTTCCTGGTGCGTTACAGTGGCAAATTCTGATGCTTTTTTCTGTTTGTGTTTAAGATATTCCTGAATCTTACCATTCCTTACCAATGCATTGAACTTTACGCCGGCTGTATTATCGTTTACTTTTGGATATATTTTTTGATATGCCTTTGTTCCGTTAAAACCGTTAATTACATATTCATCAATTACGGATTGATGTTTTTTCAGTGTTGATTCTTTCATTGTGTATTGTCCTTTTTATCCTTTTGAGTTTTCTGATTTGAAACCTGCAAAAGTATATTAGTTTCTTTAATACAAACTTACTGATTTTTTATAAATGAAAAACACCACCTGGAATTGTTGTTTCCTTTGGTGGTGTTTTAAAGTTTGAACTTTGATGTATTATGACAAATCAAATATAATGATTTATTTCATATCATCATTTTTTTTCAATTGGGATTTTTGTAAAATCCAAATAGTAACTTCTTCCAGGTTTAAAAAACTTACTTGCCGGAACATCCTTTGAAATTGAAATGGTGATTTGTCCTGATGGTGTTGCACTGGAAAAACTTTGGTTTTCTTCGTTAACGGTTCCATCATCATTTGCATAAACGGCACTTAAATAAGCAACTGCATCATAATCTTGTGTTGGTGGAATTACAGTTGTGCATTGAAATTTTGCTCTAATTGAACGCATAATAAATTGTTTTGAATTTTATCAGGCTTTTACCCCTGATGCATCAAAAGTAATTATTTCATTTTGATTTTCTGAGCTTTGATTTTATTCTTTGCTGCCTGTTTACAATTGGAACTGGATCAAAGTAAAATTTCATTCCCACTATTGGGCAAATGCTGTAAGTTATCATTTTTGAAAGTTTTTGTTTTTCAAATATAGTTTTTTAAATTAAAAAATCCCTTTGGTTTTTACACTGAAGGGATTTTTGTTCAACGCAAATTGAAAATAAATGAAATACGATTTCAAATATAATTATTTTTTAAAAGGTGGCAATTTTTCATTGTCGGTTTGTGGAACAAATTCAACTGCGTTCAATCTTTCGGCAATTCTTATCATTTGGCTGAAACCCCCAAAATCTTTAAAGAATTTACTGCAAACAATATCTTCATTTTTAATACTGGCTTTGTGGCAAATGAAATATTGCTGTTTTTCTTTGCAGGTTTTTATGATTTCCTTTGCTCTTTCAGAACTTACAATTCTGTTTTTTGATAAAAGGCAGTTTTGGCAACATTCACTGAAAACTTTTAAACCCATAATTTTAAATTTGCCGTTCCTTCCAAAATGAATCCATTCTTTCAATCATTTCAAGAAAAAGATTGTGCTGAATTATTAATGATGCAATCAGTATTGGGAAAAAACCCATTGCAAATCCAATTCCTAAAAATCCACCTGCAATACAATCTGAAAGTTTTGATTTATTTTTCATAATCTATTTTTTTACCTTCATCAACTTAATTAAATATTCTTTTATTTTGGCGCTTTTATCCTTTTCAATATCATCTTCAGAAATATCAGCCTGAAGTGAACACATTGTTAGATTTTCAATTTCATTTGCGAAAAGTCGCATGATGTTGAAATGTGAATCATTGAATAAATCGGTGCCATCTGTACGTTCAAACATTTTTGTTGATGTTAGATAAACCCTTTTCATTCCTCTATCATCAAGAATTGTGAATTCCCTTGTTTTTGGGTTTTCGCCAAGGGTGTATTTTTTTATGTGAACAACCCGATATGAAGTGCCAATTTTTAGTTTTGCTGTGCTGTTTCCGTGCTTTGCTACACAAGTAACAAAATCATGTTTTTGAAGATTTTTCATTGTAGTATCGTTTGTTTGTGATTGTAAAAATAATAAAGGTTTTTATTAAATCCAAATGAAATAACAAAAACCTTTATATTTTGTTTTTAAACGTTTTCAAGAAATTCAATAAGATTCCTTGTTTCAACTGTATTGGTTTCCAAATCGTTCTTAAAAATGATTTCCCATTTCTTTGTGTTTGAATGATAGGAAATTGTTTGAACGTTAGTTGCTGATTCAACCGCTTCAACAAGTTCCTGCAATGGTTCCCTTACTGTTTCGGTAACGGTTTCATTTGGGTTCGTTTCTGCCATTTCTTGATTTACAAATCTTCCGGTCCTGGAAGATCGAACATTCTTTTTTTGTTTTGCCATTTTAAAAAATATTTAAGTGTTAAAAGTTTGAAAAATCATTAGTGAATAGTAGGCTGGGGGTTTCTGAAATTTCTTCCCTTATTGAAACTTTCCACGGTTCAGTATCAAAATCGTTGTCCTCCCAAACATTGATTATTTTTTCGTCCCATTGCGATTCGGGTATTTCCTCTATCTTATCAATGAACAAATCGCCTTGTTCTTCAATAAATAGTTTTACGGCTTCTTCTTCTGTTTCCGATGAATAAGCGTAATAGTAATCTTCTGAATAAATTTTGAATACTTTCATATAGTTTAATTATTATTTAATTTCAAATTGAACGCTATAATTATAATTTTTCTGAAGTTCATTGATGTAACGGTTGTTTTTGTTATACGCACCGTTCACAAAAACCGTTCTTTTGTAGGGATCATATTTGAAACCTACATTTTTTATTATCTGATGAAGATAATAACGCCTATTCAATGCGGTGTTTGTCGTTTGCTTTGCGCCTTGATCCATTACATAAATTTCTGAAGGATTTTCACAACCCAAAAAATAAGAGGGTTTAAAACGGCTATAAATAGAAAACTTCCAAGTGTCAAAATGACAAATGAAACAAAGTAATCCACAAATGCGAATTTCTTCAACTGGAAAATCCTTTTGTAAAGTTGGAAAATGAAAACCAATACAAATCCAATTATATTGATTGCTACGATTGTTAAAATGTGATTATTCATCTTTTGGGTGTTTTAGGTGAAAATTAATTTCATAAAAATTTTTGGGATTATCAACAAAGTATTGTGCAACTTCAGTTGTGATTGCCAAAACTTCATTTCTTTCATTTATCATTACAACGGCACCATCATTGAAATCTGAAGGCCTCACAACAATATCTTTCCAGGTGTTTTTCCTGAAATATAATTTTATTGGATCCGGTTTGCATTGCGGAACGAACTTTTTAGTTTTTACCTTTTTTTGATGTTTATTTTTTTTGCTTTTAATAGCCATCTTTTAAAATTTGTTAGGTGGATTTAATTGAATTGTTTTGCCATTAGCATCAATGAAATATTCAACAGATTGTGATTTACCTTTTCCAAAATCGGAACCACAATAAATGATTCCGTTTCTGTGATCCACAACTCCACCTTTGGGAAAAATTGGCTGTGATTTAATCATTGCAATTTCAAGTGCTTTTGATGATAGTTTCATTGCAAGTGGAAACCAAATATCAAAATGTTTTTTACACCATTTCAACTGAAGCGCAATCAATTTCATTTCATCAACTGCCTTTTCAATAGCTTGTTTTTTTGATTGAACATCATTCATCATCTTTATTTTTTATGATGTGCAAACCGTTTTTCATTTCCGGTTTATCAGGTGTTAAATAAATCGGTGGTTGTGTTCTACCATTTATAACCCCAACCCAAACACGGCCAAATAAAAGAATCTTTAAACGTTCCAAAAATGGAACTTTCCAAGATGAAATGCACTGGATGCCATCACGGAAAACGAACATTGAACCACATTGTTCATCAGTCATTTGTTTTGGCTTTGTCAGCTCAGTATTATAACCATCAAATTTTGTTGGATGCATAGCTTTATTTTTTAAAATAAGTTAGGTAAATATTTATTGAAAAAATCAAAATATTAATTATCAACAAAGTTATTTGAAAATTCATTATTGCTTTGTTTTTAATTTTTCTTTCAAATTCCGGTTTATAGTTTCCTGAACACATAGTTATTCTTTTACTGTTTGAAGGAAAAAATTTGTTTTGTTGCCTGAAATATCCAATGATCCTATCAATGTTTTTTCTTCAACTGGATTTGCTTTTTCTGAATATTTCAGCATTGCATCTTCAACAGATGAACATTTTGAAACATAGAAATCATCCGTTTCCATTTCGCTTTGTTCCTTAACTCCCAATTCATAGGAAATTTTATCATATTTGATTCCAGTGAAATCAGAAATCTTTTTTTTAGAAGTGTGAAATCCTGGTTTCTTTGTTTTTTTGTTGTAACTCCAGTACATAGGTTTATTTTATTTGAAATTGTTTATAAAAGTGTTCATATTCAGTTGCAGCAATGGCATCATTTAATAATTGATTATAGCCATTTTCATTAATAGAGTTTTCCAACTCTTCTTTTGATTTGGGGAATTCCATAATATTAATTTTTTGGGAAGTAGGTTCCCGATTATTAAAAATAAATAACATCCAATAAAACCAATTTAAACTGGTTTTATTTCCGTGTTATTTCAAATTGTCAATTTCCAGTGCTGTTGAACCAATAGTTCCAAATTCCTGTTTTGCAAATCCTTCAACATTTGCATTGCAACCATCAAAATTTTTATTCAACATTTCAACCATCTTTTGAGCCTGTTGGAATGATGTTTTATCATCATCCCCAAAGGAATAAACTGTAATTGTGGCAACGTGTCGCATAATTAGCAGGTTTCTTGGTTCAAAAATTCATCAACCCATCTTTCACGATCAATTGAAGTTCCTTTATCAATGGCATCCAATATTTTTGCCTCTTGGATAACTGATGGTGAAAAACAGGTTTCATCATCAATGTAGATTTCTTTTTCAACTTCAGTTGTTCCCTTTACAAAATCAATTGTTGCAATTCTTTCACCTTCAGAATCATTCATATAACCTTTCATATCATAATCAGTTGATGAATGGCCGTATTGCTCTGCATTAAAGGAAATTTCACAAGAGTTTAAAAATAAATCGAATTCTGCGTTTGTTATTGTAGTTTTCATAATCGTTTGTTTTGTTTGTTGGTACGAATATACAACCTATTTTTGTAATAACAATACTTTTATTGAAAATATTTTAAATATTTACGGTTCAAATAAAAAAACCCCTCAGATTACTGAAGGGTTTTTCATTTTAACTAACTAAACAAATTTTAATTTAATTATGTATCAAATTAATTTT